CCAATTATTTTCATCCAAACTGTAATTATTCTTTTCTATTTCTTCTCTACCTTCTTTTATTAACTTATCATAATCAATAATCGGGATAGTTGTACTTCTGCACCTTGGATGCATTGGCGGATAATTTAAACCTACTGCAATTTTTTTAATTTCAAATACTTCTCCATGTAATTCAGAGCATATTTGACTAGTTCTATTGTCTAATGTAGCACTAAATTCATATTTTTCTATCCCAGCTTCTTTATATCCATCTAAGGTAGCTTGATTTAAAGTATAATTAACTTCAGTTCTTAGAAGTCTTTCAACATCATTCTTTTTAGCTGTCTCAAATCTTTCAGAAACTCTTTTAGTCATAGTTTTCAGATTAATACCTTGTATCATGCCATTAACTATTTCTTGCTTTACTGTTTCAGCTAGTTTATCTGTATTGCTCCAAAGTCTCTGAGAAAAATTAGCACCACTCCAAGGCTTATCCAGGACTGTTTTTATTTTATCTCTACTGACAACAGGATTAATACCTAAGTCCTTTGTTACTTCTATGAAAGTATCTCTATAAACTGATGTTAATGCATTAATACTATCGTTCTCAACTCTGAATATTAACTTTGTTAATTCCATGTCTATTTGTGATTTAAGACTATCCAGTCTACTTATACGACTTTTAGCAGATAATGTTTCAATTTCTAAATATAGTTTTTGTGCTTGTAAAGGTGCATTCTTTAAAAGTTTGTTATATTCTTTCATATAGTCATGTAAATCTTTTTTCCAAACTTTGTAATCATCACCTTTTAAAAGTTTCAAAGCTTCATTATAATTTAGAATATTATCATTCATATAAGTTGTTGTTATTCTGCTAATTTCTTTAATTATATCCTGTTTAGCTTTTGAAAGTGCTATTTGATACTCTTTTTCAACATCTTGTATTGTAGTAAAAGCCTTAGCTTCTCTTTTAATTTGTCTTTCTTCCCAATAATCTCTATTCTTTTGAGCCATTTACATCAACTCTAATCGGAGTGTTCATATCTTTTATTGCATTAATATCTTCTTCAGCTTTTATTTTTTCTAGCTCTCCTTTTGCATCTTCTATGAAAGGCAAAATAGATAAAATAGTTTCATGCGATACTATTCCTTGTAATTTCTGAGCTGTCTCAGCTGCTTCAACTAAATTCTTTGGAACATTTCTAGTAAATACCTTTTGAATATCAGTAGATTTTATTTTTAAGTTGTAAAAATCTATCATAAGTTGTAATCTTTGATTAATTGCCTTTTTAAAATGCATTTCTTTTTGTGCAGCCAATTGTTCTAATGCTAAAAGTTTATATCCAAGTGCAACTCCTGAACTGTTTCCACTAAACTCTTTGTCTTGCATGTCTGGTATCATAGAAAATTTATGGATATCTTGATTTAACCTATTTTTATTATTTTGAGCATAGCTGTCATTGACTTGTTTTATTAACCACTTGGCATCTCCATCATCATCAATTAACATTAATTTATCTTCTTTTATTTTTTTCAATGTTTCTTTATCAGTTCCCCCAACATTAGTTAAAACTAAAAGTGCATCTGTGAAGTCTGTCATATCGTCTATCGAAGTTGATGCAGCTTCATCGTATCCATCTATCAAAGAAACAACTTTTTTAAAGTCCCCAAAAGCCCTTTTGTTGTTTAAAAATTCAATAATTGGCACTTGGTTAAATCCGTGTAACTTAGTTACTCCTTTTATATTTGGAACTTCTTTTTTATCACTATCGGATAGAAATTCATAAGTTGTAACACTTGTACTATCATAAACTTCTAATGTATAAACCCATTTATCTTCTTTATTTTTAGTTTTATCCCATCTAACAGCCGCAGTTATTTCTTTTTTTACTGTATTATCTCTCAAAATAAAGCAATCACGAGGATCTACAACTACATTTCCAATAGTATTATCTACATTTTTATACCAAAGCTCATAAGATTTACCAAAAATAGAGCAGTTTTCAGAATGTTCAAAATTTTCTTGTTGCTCTTCTTCAGTTGACAAATATTCAGATAATTTTTCAAAATCTTTTTTTAATTTATCATCTTGTAAAGTATAAGAGATAGGTTTTCCCAGGAAATATGCAGTGGCGATAGTTGTTATATATCCAGGGTAGTCATGAACCAATTTAGCATCTTCTTTATCTATTGTTCTATTTTTTTTATTTAAAATATTATGTTTTCCACTATAATAATCTTCCATTTTTTGAAGATTAGGTAATTCATTTTTTATAAAAGCTTCCAGGGCTTCTTTTAAATCTTCTATAGTCATTAATCCTCCTTCCTATCTTATTCCTAGGCTATTTCTATCTATTGTTCTTACAGTGTTATTTCTCATATAATCCTCAAGTGCATACCTCATAGCATCCATAAGATGATTAAAATCATCAATGGGTTTATTTACTGCTTTCCCAAATTTATCCTTATCCCAAGCATAGTTAGAAATCTCTGTTAAGAAATTCACACACCTTGGATGGATAAAAATTTTAAAGTCTTGAATAAACTGTATCCCTGCATTAATACTATCTTTTCCTTTTTTAGATGCTTTTATTCTGTAAAGTCCTAAACCTTTTAAATGGTCTATACTTTTTGGTTCTGCACTGTCAGCTACTATAATTTCTTTTTTAAAACCTAATTTTTCTATATTGCTGTAAATAGCTGTATTTTGCATTCCTTTTTGATATATTTCATCAAAAACATAAATTTCTTTTTGTTCCTGGTTTAATATTGCACAAAAAAAAGCAGCAGGGTCATTTGTATATCCAAAATCTAGCCCAAATACTGCCTTTGCTTTTTGTCTTTTATTTAATATTTCTCTCCAATCAAACTCTAACTCTTGCCAATTCTCATAGACAAGTCCATCTACTATACCCCAGTTACCAAGTCCAGCGACTTGATATCTGCGAGGGTCACGTATTTTCATATCTTCAAATAATTCTTTATCTGTTTCATCTAACCATTCATTACAAAAATAATTAGTAGTTAAAGCTAGTATATTTTTTGCTTCTCTGTCAAAAAATCTAGCCTTAATCCAATGCCCTTCATTCCAAGGATTTAAAGTAATGATTATCTGTTTAAATAGAGGTTCTTCCACTACTCCTCTAATACTTTCATCAAGCATATTAAAATATTTTTCATTTGTTAGTTCATAGGCTTCTTCTACCCAACACCAACACAAACTACCTACTGAAACTGAAATTGATGTAATCTTTAACGGATCATCAAAACCTCTAAATAAAATCTTTTGTCCAGTTGGTTTATAAGTCATTTCAAGAGGACTTTCTTTCAATTCCCAGTAGTCTTGAACTTGAAATCTGTTTATAGCCCATCGTAAATCAGAATAACAGCTATCTTTTAAAGTTCTAAATACTTTTCTTACAACAAGAGTATTAGCATTTTTATATTTCATCATGTTATAGATTATCCATAGAGCTGTTGTCTTGCTCTTTTTTGAAGCTCTCGACCCCTTAACTACCTTATACCTACCCTTGAAGTTCCAAAACGATTTATAACCCTTTCCAACGATTTGAGGTAAATTTATTTTTACATATTTACTCATCTAAATCATCTTCTCCAACAATCATAACAGGTAAAGTTCCTTCAATTTTAGTTTTATCTGTAAATAAAGCATATCTCTTTCCTAAGAGTTCTGCTGCTTTAATTCTTTCCTTAGCTGATACTTGTTTTTTCATAACCCTAGCAGAAGAAACACCATCCCCTTCACCCTCAACTACTACAACTTCTTCCTGTATTTCCCCTCTCATTGTAAGACTTAAAAATTCTTCTATTTCACTTGCTTTGGCTATATTTTCTGCTCTCGACTGTTCTATTAATTTATCAATCGCATCTTTCACCTCAACATTTTTCAACAATCTTTGCCCTATACTGTATGCTGTTTTCTCACTGTACCCAGCTTTTTTGGCAGCTTCAGTAGCATTTCTTGTTTCCCAATAAAATCCTATAAAGCTCTTTTGTCTTACATTTAATTTCAATGCTACTTCACCTCCAATTTTATATAATATTATGTTTGGCGGAGAGTATAGGACTCGAACCTATAAGTCCATCAGGACAACAGCTTAGCAGACTGCTCATTTACCAATTAATGTAACTCTCCAGTCGAAGGTAGCAAATATCTACCTTTATGCACTTTGACTCGCATTTTTGTTTATAGCCGATATAATGCTGAAAGTGGGCTAATCAATAAAAAAACTCCCACAGGCAACGTATTGCACACATTTAAGTGTAATGGGAGTATTGATGTTGGTATCCTGTGCATATTGGATTCTCACCAATGATAGACTAACTCTTCTGCCTATCCAACCTATTAGGTCGATGCACCATATTTGGCTGAGGCTTTTTTAAAGTAGAGCCTCAATAACTACTACCAAAAATTAAGGAAGATTCTATGAATGAATTTCATTTAACCTTTTTACACATTAACATTATATTATATATATAAAATGTAAACAAGGGCAAAAAGGGTGCAAAAAAGGTGCAAATTTTTTAAGGAATTAATTTATTTAACTTCTCCAAAATATTATTTTGAAATAGGTTGCTCGCTATTTTTTCAACTAATAAACTTTTATTTCTTTTTACAGTACTTTCATCAATTCCTAATTTATTAGCAACGCCTTCTATTTTAAATTTTTTAAAATAAATCAAATCTATAATTTCTTTATATTTATCATCTTGCACAAAAGAAAGCCCGTAATCTATGAAATCAACAAGATAATCTATTTCTTGTATTTCTTTAATTCTTTCTTCTTTTATCATTTCTATCTTTTCTACATCACTCAAATTATCTTTATTCGTAGCTTTTATCTCGTTGATAGAATAGATTTTTTTTAACTCTATGTTATCCAAACTTTTTTTTAAATACTCTTTTCTGTTTTTTAAACCAGGATAATTACTTAAAAAATATTCAGTTTTTTGATATGGTGTTAGATTTTTCTCTTTATTTATTTTTGTTATTTGCCCATTTTTAATGCATATCTCATAAACTCCATTGTCTAATTTTTCAATTGTTTTCTGAAGTTCTTTATACTCCATTATCTCACCTCAGTTATTATATTATCTATAATCTCTAAATTTTTTCCATCTGAAGAATAAATATTTCTCATTCTCTTAGAAAATTCAATTTTCTTTTCTTCTATTTCATCATCTGTCATAACTTTTTCTTTAAATATATAACTATTGATAATTCTTACTTGATTCTCATCTTTTACTCTTAATTCTTGTAAATATTTAACCATTTTAATCCCACTCCTTCCCTATTCTTGCCATATTCTTTTGCCACTTTTCCCAGTAGCAATTAAGTATGTCATTTTTTGTATACCCTAATTTCGCAGACAGAGTTATCAAGCTGCAGAAAAACCATCTAAATTTGTTATCTAGTAGATCGTACATTAATCCAGTAAAATATGCTCCAGCATAATAACATGGAAAAATTTCAAATTCTTTATGATAATACTCTATTTGAAACCTGCCATCTCTGCTTTTATAATTTATTAGTTGTGCGAAAAAGAAATAAACATCAGTCAGTTCTTCTAGTTCTTTATCTCTATCATATTCCTTAGTTTTCCAAGTTTTGTGACTATATTTTGTTTCTTCATTAAGTTCAATTAATTCGGCTATTAAAGATAATTTAATATCTTCAAGTGTTCTTTCTCTAGAATTATGTATACTTTCATCTAAATGCTTTTGAAGATTTAATATATCCTCAAAAGTTTCAGGTCTTTTAAATTCCATTATCTCTCTTCCTCCCAATCTGCTATATCTTGTATATAATTTCCATCATTTTCACATTCACAACATTCGACATTCTCTTCTGCTATAATCTCGAATGAAGTTTCATCTATTTTTTTCATTCCAATAATATTAAAATCGGCATTTACGTAAGCACTAACACCCACTTTAAATTTAGTGGATCCACATTTTTTACATATCCACATTTTCATCACTCCAAATTATTCTTAAACCTGGTTGACTTGTGGATAATTCTAATATTATTCCAT